GTCTGTTCTATCGCATTGCCGGTGCGATCCACTTGGCTGGCGGCAGCATTATCGATGCACGAATTCACACCAGCACTGATGGCCTGGCGGTCGACAACTTCCTGGTTCAGGACCCTTGGGGTCGACCATTCCAGGAAAATGTGCAGATACAAAGGCTGCGTCAATCGATCGGCGACGCGTTGGCGAACAAAAGCAAGCTATCGCCAAAGCTTGCGGCAAAGCCCATTGCACTACGCCGCGCCGAAGCGTTCAAAATCGCGCCGTCGGTGCTGGTCGATAACAGCGCATCGAACCGGTTCACCGTGGTCGAAGTGAATGCGGCGGACCGACCGGCACTGCTGAACAATCTTGCGCTCGCGCTGTTCCAATCGAAAGTTACGCTGCACAGTGCACATATCGCAACTTACGGGGAGCGCGCCGTCGACACATTTTACGTGACCGACCTTTTGGGCGACAAGATCGAAAACAAGGCGCGACTCAAAGCACTGGAAGCGCGCTTGCTCGATGCCGCGACAGGTTTACCAGAAGGTCTGAAAGCCGTGGCCTAGGCCCAATATGCGCCGTGCGATCAGCCCGAGCCGGCTGATAGTCATCAGATTATGTCGCACACAAAAGAAAAGGGCCAGCGGTTGGGCTGGCCCTTTCGTTGTCGCTTTGCTGCGAAGTGATTACATGCCCGAACCCGGACCGTAGGTCACTTCCACGCGGCGGTTTTGCGCTTCGCGCACGCCATCGGCAGTCTGTACCAGCGGAGCTGTTTCACCGAACGCCTCCGTGCTGATCACTCCGCCCGGTACGCCCTTCGATTCAAGGTAAGCGCGGACGGTTGCGTTACGACGCTGCGACAATCCGACATTGTAGCGATCCGAACCCGACTTGTCGGCGTGGCCGGCAAGCATGACGCGCGCATTGCCGCAATTGGCGTATTGCGCGACCGCGTTGTCGAGGGTCGAGGCTGCGTCAGGACGCAGGTTCGACTTATCCCAGTCGAAGAACACGATGTACGGCCCAGTATTGCAGGTAACCTGCGGCGGCGGCGGCGGCGGCGGCGGCGGCGGAGGTGGCGGTGGCGGCGGCGGTGGCGGTGGCGGTGGCGGTGGCGGAGCTTCCGGCTCACCTCCGAAGTTATACACCAGGCTGCCCATCAGCGAGTGCGAACGGAAGCGCGTGCTGACGTCACGGCCGAGACGATCGACCAGATCGACGTTGGCGGCGTTGAAGAAGCGGTACTTCAGGCCAACATCCCAGCTGTCGCTGAGCGGAGCGCGGATACCTGCGATCGCCTGCCATGCAAAGCCGGTATCCGAATCATCGAGCCACGAGGGTGCAGCGAACGACTGCTGAACGTCAACGCGAGCAACGCCGGCACCGCCGCCGACAAAGCCCTGCAGGCCATCATCGTCACCGAAGTCGAGCATACCGTTGACCATGAAGCTCAACGCATTGGCATCACCGCCGGTGTTGTAAACTCCGGCGCGCTGCAGACCGGTTCCAGCATCCGACGGAATAGCAGGCAAAGCGCTGGCAAAATTCTTCAGATCGGTTTCGCGATAACCGACTTCAGCTTCGAGGCGGAAGCCGCCGAAATCATAACCAACGACGCCGTCGAAATCATATCCGGTATCGGTGCCTGCGGTTGCTTCGATCGGCGCAGCGCCGATATCGAGATCAAGGTCTTCAACGAGCATTGCACCGCCATCGACACCGACATACCACTGGCCATCACGGGCCATCGACGGTGTTGCCAGAGCGGTGGAAGCGAGTGCCAAGCCTACGGCAAACTTACGCATCAACTTTCCCCTTCTTCTTCTCAGGAATGAATATAGGTGCCGAGTATCTATCGAGTCTGCTTCAGCCTTGCAAGCTAACTTTCGAGCTAAACTGTTGCCAAAATGTCGCCTTTCTATCGAATCTGTGGGGAAAATGTCTGCATTTTTGCAGAAATTTGCAGCTCTAAAGAATCACCATTCAACTGTCTGGCAAAAAACCGCAGCTGGTTAGCCGGGCGATCAGCGCTGTCAGGGTGGCGCGCGCCTCGACATCAACGACTGAGCCCGAAGTCGGAGCATCCACGGGCTGCAGCATAAGCCATTGTTGATCGACGAAATATATCAGAGCTGCGGACGGCCTGTGCCAAAGCCGCATCCCTGGCGTCGGCGTCGCAAACCGCCATGAGCCACCCGTCCAATACGCGACCCGATCGATATTTCCGGCAAAGGCTCCGGTCGCATTGGCTCCGACCAGCCAGCATTTGCCGGCGTCGGCGGCAGTCAAGGTCGGCGGCACCGAAGCAATAGCCTCAACCACTGGATGTAGCAGCGCGTCGATCAGCGCAAGTGCTTCATTATGCGTTATTTCCTTCGCCGCTTGCGCGACCGCGAGCTGCGGCATCCCATGCCGTGGCGTTACGTTTTCCATCGCCATTTCCTTTTTTTAATGCCCGAGCGGACTAGAGAACAAATTGAAGCGACAATGCGTCGGAAAGACCGAAAGCGCCCGACTGGCGGATCGCTATCTCCACCGTTGCACCTGGCGGAACCGCCCACGATACAACCTGCGCCGATGCAATCGTCAGGGCTTCTGCAGCAGCCGTTGCCGCAAAAAGCTCAATCCCATTTCGGCTGACAGAGAGGGTGTAATTGAGCATACCCTCGACATTTGGTGCATCCACGCCATCGAGCCAGCCGGGATCGTGGCGCGCGCGCCTCGTCCAGTCGATCGCAATGCTGCCGTCGCCAAGTCGTGTCGCCCGACCATGCACGGGGGCGTGCGGTCGAATCGCGAGGCCCGCGACAATCGCGGATCGGGAAACCGGGCTGGCATCGCCCAGACCCTCCGCCTCGATCGTCAGATCGCTGCCGACCAGAAGCGGACCGAAATCCGGAAACAGGAGAGCATCGCGATCAACGAACACAATCTTTTCCCCAATGGAATGGGCGACCGAACCGGTTTTGCCGCCATCGCGCAACAGGCCGCTGACCGCGAAAAGATTGCCACCAAGCGGTTCAATGGCTGAGTAGCGGATCAACTCATTCCCCAGCATCAGCACGGGGGCGTCAGAGGAAAAAAGTGATGGCACCGCGACTTCCGGGGGATATGCGTTGGTGTCTATCCGGATTTGAAGGACGTTGTAATCGTCTATCAGATTAGGCGGGTGCATTGTTACCGGACCAAGCAGCGTTCCAATCGCCGAAGGTGCAGCAATGGTTCCAAGCTCGGAAAGTTCGCCGCCAATGTTCCGCGAGACGTTTGCGCGTCGCCACCCCGGCCCGGTTCCGCCAGCCGCAAAGGCGATGATCGGAGCGCTCGCCGCGCTTGCACCGAAAGATGGAAATTCAAGGATTTGCAGCAGCGTAGCACCGCTCGCCAAGTCGGGCGACGGCTGGTGGCGCCCTGACTCGATCAAGCCAGAGGAATTGACTGTGACCATAGGGAAGCGTTGGCAATTCGCCAGCATATAGCCGTTAAAATGCTCAACCTCGATCGCTCGCATAGCCGTTTCGTCGACTATCTGGCCTATTTTCAAACGCTCGGCAGCAGTAGCGATCGCCAGTTGCCGTCTGTCCCTCCGCGATACCTGCTGCAACGCGATATTGCGTGCAATCCGCTGCGCGGCTGCGGTGTCGAGCACGGCCGGCAGATCGATCTGTTCGTCGATATTTCCGCTGGTCGACCAGCCGCTGCGTTGCAGCCCCGCCTGATAATCGCGTTGCGCGTCATAATAGCGTAGCGCCACGGCAACCGACTGACGGCGCGCGGCAATCCTGCTTTCCGTCGGAGGTTTGGGCGAGCTATCGCCCGATGCGATAAACGGCTCCGTATCGCCCAGATAGACTCCGGCGTGATCCAGGCGATAAAGCTCCAGCCCTTCGCCGTTTGGCCGGATCTGCGCGCCAAAAGCGTCGATCAACGGCGACAGTGCGGTTCGTGCGCCATCACCTTGCAACGCATATCCCGCAACGGCATCTGGCCCCTCTCCACCGATCAACCCGGCACTGGCCGATGCACAAATCTCGGCAAGCGTGACGGTGCCGTCGCGTTCAAAAAGCTCAAACGTCATCGAGGGAATACGATTTCCAAATTCTGCAAGTTGCAGATTTTCGAACACGGCATAGCTGATACCCCGATAGGCGGGGCAATCGGACAACCCCTCTGCAGAGGCGATCAGCGGATCGGGGCTTTGGTCGGCATATCCCGCATGAAACCGAAAGCCGGTTTCCACTTTGAAGTCGCCGCTGGCACCGCGGAGCAGATTACCCTCTGCCCAGATGCGCCCGATACGCAGGATGGGGCGGCTCGACAGCGCGACCGCGAGGCTGACCGAATAGCTGTAGTTTATCGTCGCAGCGCGACCTTTGCCGCCGCCACTCCGGCTTCGCTTTTCGATCAAGTCGGTCGACCAGATCACGCTTCCTGCGACCCGCATTTGCCCGAATACAGCAGGAATCTGCGTACCATAGCTTGATGTCTGGACGGCGAGTTCCTTGATCCGCGGTCCTTCGCGCGCTTTTGGCCGGAATATGGCGTTATCGATTTGTTGCCCGATGACGCTGCCGATCAGGCCGCCGACGGGTCCGCCGATCGCCGAACCGATTACGGTGAAAGCAATTGTTGCCATATCAAATCCTGCTCAATCGCCAGATGCAGCCCAGCGGCCAAGAACACGCGCCGGGTCGCAGGACAATCCGCCCCAGCCCGGCATCGGAATGAACCCAGCCGCCGGGCGCGCGGATCATGAAATGAAGCTGCCTCGGCCCAGGCAAAGTCAGCGCAATGTCCCCGATCTGCACGGGGACTTCCGCAGCAACTTCGGAAAAATCGCTACCAAAGAAGCAGCTGCGCGCCTTTTGCAGCTGATCGCCGCGAAGGCTGTATCCGATCCTGTCTGCACCCAAGGGAGCATGTGGGCCGAGTGCAGTCAGCGCTAGGCCCACACAGTCGAGCGCCCTTCCTTCAGTTCGCCCGAATAGCCGGAAAGGCGTTCCGATCTGTTCGAGCGCGCGCGTGGCAATTTCGGCTCGCGCCTTGTCCAGCGCGTTCATCCGCCGGGGAAACGCGTCAGCAGGTCGTTGCCGGGCAGATGCGGCTCACCCCGAAAATTGATGACATTATCAAATCGGTTTGCGCAACTCGCGAGCAGTTTGTCGCAACCTTGCAGCAGATCGACAGACGTATCGGCAGTAATGGCGAAGGCCGGAGGGCGATCAAGCAGCAACGCTCCGGCCGCAACTCCAACGATCATGTGCCGCAGCCCGCAATTTTTCCCGCTTAACCAGCGCAACTCGCCCTGTTCGAACAGCGCCAGATCGTTCGCTGGCACGCCGCTGATCGAAACCGTTACACCGTCAATGGCGGTTGCTATCGCACGGCGGCGAAAACGTTCGGCATTGAGGCCGCACTGCGCGCCACAAAACCGGGCTCTGCAGGTTGGTGAAGTATATGGCGCAACCGGCATCGACAACCGCGCCGCCGGTCCTTCGACATCGGCAGAAAAACCGTTTGCGGTAAATTCGATCGAGCCTAATGCGCCGCTCGCCAGTGGTCTGGTGCCGCCATCGGGGTCGCTCCAGTCGAACAGGAATATGTCGAGTTCCGCACCATCCCATTTTCCAACGCGCAAATCCTCTGCGCGCAGCGCATCTGCGGTCAACGCGCCTTTCACGTCGAGGCCGCCTGCATCGAGGCCCGATGTTTCGACCACCGATGTCGGTACCAGGCCGGGGCTCGCCTTGTAGGTAAGCCCCCCGCTCTCAACATCGCGATCATGCGAGGTGAAGCCCAATGTCACGCCGTCGCTCCGTTCAAGCCGCCAGCCAAAGGCTGATGTCGTAACGGGGCCTTCCAGCCATGCGTCTGCCATCAGACTTCCTTCACTTCGATAAGCATAACCGACGGCATTGCGCCTGCGCCAAAGGTTGCGCGGTTCAGCTCCAACCGGTCGTCGGCGAAACGGACCGGAACATCAAACCGATAGCCTGCGGTGATTTGCGTGCCTGCTGCGGGTGCGTCATTGAAAAGGATCGTTCCCTTGTCGCCCAACGTCCAGTCGGTGGTGGCAACGCCGTTCACAGCGACCAGCATTGTGCCTGGCCGTGGCCGGGTGATCGGGCGCAGTTGCAGATCGACGCCCTGACCATAATTTTTGATGAGCGGGAAAAGAGTGCGCACGCCATCACCGACGCCGATGATCTGATCGGTCATGGTCGGCGGGCCAAGCATCGCGTTCGAGCTATCCTCAAACGGATCGGCAAAACGAAAGCCGATCGCGCTGCCGCGCCGCGCCCGAAAAAAACGGGTAAGCTCGGCCAGCTCCTCTTCCGATCGCACGCCCGGCGCGACATCGTAAGACATGCGCGCGTCAGCCCAGTCGCTGTTGCGCCTTTCGTGCCCCGACAGCGAGGTGACAACCTGCGTTGAAAATTCGGTGATCGCCTCTGCCTCGCGGCCAATTTCAGTCGGGAAAAGCACATCGTCAAACGCACGCACATCATCCTCGCTTTCATCGCCAATCTGGAAATGGGTGTAGCCGTCGCGCGCGACCTGCGGCAGCGCCCAGACATAGGTCTGAGCGCTGCCTCGTCTGGCCGACGCGGCAGCGGCAACTTCGATCTCGCGCCATTGCGCGCGCTCTTCGGGACGCAGCACGAAGCCGGAGAAATAATGTTGTTTAGCAATTGGATAGCCCAACCGCACGGTCGCCTCGGCGATGCCCTTCACGGTCGCGCCATGATTGCCGGTGGTGACCCAGTCATAATCCTCCAGCTGCAACACATCAAAGGCAGGTGAAGCCCAGCCAACCGGCACATTGGCACGTTTTGCCTCTGGTGCGAGCGGGTCGAGCACGGTGGGCAAATAGACGAGTATATGGCTTTTGAAGACAGCGGTACCCGCCTCGTCCTCAACCGCCGCGACCAGGGCAGCGGTCGAGGCCGCGAGCAGTTCGCCCGCGCGATCCAACATAGCGTTCTGCGCTGCGGTCTTCGGCCCCTTGATGTCGGCGATCGGCACCGATAGCGGGCCAAAAGCCGCCGTCGCAGCTGCATCATAAAGGCAAATCCGCCCGTCGGGCATGATCCACCACCACGGCTCCCCCACCTGAAACAGCACCGGCAACCCGGCGAGTTTCTGGATGTAGGCAAAGGCGCGACCGATCGCCTGCAAATAGGCCATCGCGCCCGAATGGGCAGGCGAGAGCAGCGTCGAAGGCGGTACCCAGCCGGTCAGTGCCGGGTCGCCATTTTCCGCGCGCTGTTTCCAGTCATTCCAGCAATGCGCGTCAAACAGTTCATAGCTCAGCGAAAAAATCAGCTCAAATCCCCGCGCCTTCGCCCGATTGGCAAAATCGAGGTGCCAGGCCCGGCACGGCGTGTTGAGCGCGCCACCTGCAAGGCTGACATAATGCCCGCCTGAAACCGCATCGAGCCGGAAATAATGGCTCATCCCGACATAATGATTGATCGTCCCGCGATAGCCCAAGGCCTCAATCTGGCGCAGCAATCGTTCGGGGGTTTGGTTATAGGCATCGTCATAGCCGGTTGCCATTTTGAGGTCATGTTCGGGCAACATCACATCGCCGGTATCGAGCATCACCCCGGCCCCGTCGCAGCGCATTTGTGAGAGTTCCACCCAGCCCTCAACGCCTGCCGGAAGGTCAACCCCAACCTCTGAATAGCCCGGCGGCACCAGCGAAATGAACATCCGGTCGATATCGCCGGCAAAGACCGGATCGGCCTCGGCAGGAAGCAGAAAGCCGCCCTCAAGCGCGCTGAACGGGATGCTTATCTGCGCGTCTTCGGACGTTCCAGAGGCGTAGTTCCACAGCCTGACATACCAGCTTTTCGGCTGGCCGACGGCATCGCGTCCCTCGATCGTCAGCGTTGGCCCGTTGATCGCATCGAGCGGCAATATCCCAGACGAACGCCAGCGAAAGGAAAGGGTCAGCCGCCGGTAATCGCGGTTGGTTTCATAAGCGAGCAGCGGGTGGTCCCACTTGTCCTCGCTCTCCCAGATCAACCCGGCAAGATCGTCGCTGCGATAGAACACGGCGTCGACACGCAACGATTCCGGACCGGTCGTCACCACCGACGCCATCATCGGACGCGGGAAGTTGAGCGTCCAGAAACGCGGGTCGAAGCGCATTACGGGCGTGTTTTCCTGCCCGCGCCGCTTTTCGCAAAGCCAGTAGGCCATCGCTCAATCCTCCGCCCTCGCCAGTGCATCACGCACCGCCCGCGCCACTTGGCGGCTGGATCGTTGGAGCGATTGTGGCGCGCTCATCCGGCCATTGTCAGAAACGCGGATAGTGAGGTTGATCTGCGGGGCTGAAGCGCCACCGCCGGAGGCCTCAATGCGCCCGCTGCTGGTTGGCACGAAAAGTTCCGGGCCGCGCTCGCCCACGCGATAGGCGCGGCCGGGCGAAACCGGCCCGCCTGTCGCCCGCCCCGGCGCGCCCAGGAAGCTTGAGAAGATCGAAGTCAGCGAAGTTAAGAGCCCGCCATGGCCGCCCTGCCCGCCGCCGCTGCTGAAGATGCTGTCGAGCCCGGTGCGGATCGCCGCGCTTGCAATTTCGGACAGCACCGAAAGCGCAATGCGGCGCAAATCTTCAAAGCCGAATTTGCCGGTCTGCAGCGCACGGACCAAGCTGCCCTCCAGCAACCTGCCCGCCCGTTCAAGGCCAGCGGCAAAGGGGCCATCAAGTTCGGCCCGCATCGCCCCCACATCGCGGGCAAAGCCCTGGGTATCGGCGCGGACCGAGACGACCAGCCGTTCGATTTCTTCATCCATCCGGAAACTCTTTCATCAGTTTGGCAAGCAGTGCTTCGTCGACCGCCTCTGTCTGCGGAACCATGGCCGCTAGGATCGCTGCCAGTTCAGCAGGCGTCGCATTCCAGAAATCGTCAGGCCGCCAGCCGAGCAGCAGGGCGGTCTGGCCGGCAAGCTGGGCGGCGGTATCAGCGAAGGTCACCGCCCACCCAATATCTGCCCCAGCAGTATTTTGAGCGCAGGCGTGGCTGCCGCCAGACCGCCTGCCGCAAGGCTCTCCGAAAACGCCTCTCGCGTCAGATCGGCAGGTGCATCGAACCGGCAGTGCCAGAACAAGGCGTTCATTTCGGCCAGTTTCAACTGCCCAGCTGCTGCGCGCTCGACCAGCGCAAATAGCGGCCCCAGTTCCTCCTCTGCGGCAGCCAATGCTGCAAAAGTCGGGCGCAGCATGATTGCGGCATTTTCAATGCAGAGCTTCGCCTCACCGCGTGCCTCATTTGCGACGCGGCTCACAACGTCACCACCTGGCCACTGCTTTCAAGCGCCAGAGTGTAACTACGTTCACCGTTGAAATCGCCAGCATAATCGAGCCGCGCGACGAGGAATTTGCCGCGCATCCGCTCACCGCTTTCGAAACTCAACTCATAATCGTCGAGCGCGCCAGACAGAGCATTATTCTTGATCCGCGTTTCCGCCGTAGAGCCGGTGAACACCCCTGCACCCGATACCGAAACCGATCGCACCCCTGCACCGGACAACAGCTCGCGCCAGGCACCCGACCCCTTGTTGGTAATCACCACGGCGTCGCCGTTTATGCTGAGTTGCGTTGTGCGCAACCCGGCAATGGTTGCATAGACGGGCGGCTCTGCGCCATCGCCAACTTTCAGCAAGAAGGCACTTCCCTTTTCTGCAGGCATAATTACTGTCTCCGGTTTGAGGACGACTCGATCTGGGGAGAGGAAGTCGCCATGTTGATGGTATTTCTGGCCGCTTCGGCGGCAATTGCTGCACCGTCGCCCGCGCAGCAAAGTGACGCGCCCACCGCCTGCGCGGTCGGGCAGGTGCGAGTTGCTTTTGAGGTCGCTCATGACGTTCCGCTGATCCCGCCTTTCGGCTGGTCTGAGGCGGCTACGACACAGGTGATTGCTATCGGCGGCAGCGTTACTGAGCCCCGCGAAAAACCTGCCAATCCAGAAGGCCAGCTGCCCGGCTCAACCCCACAAAACCGCGATCCGGCACAAGCCCTGCCCGAGTGTCGCGAAGAGCCGCGCAAGAAACGCAGGCGTAAGGGCGATTATCCGATGGCCTGAAAACCCCCGTGTCGCTTGCGTGAGCGAAGGAATGGGTCAAACCGCCAGCATCCTTACCCTATAATCGACAACTCCCGCCCAGGACCCCGCCGGATTGCGCGTTACGAACGATCGCAGGAACACGCAGCTCGCGATCCGCCAGCCGGGCAGGTCGCGCGGCAGCGCCGCCACCGCGTCTTCGACATGGCCCGTCAGCTGGTGCAGCCTTGTCGCGCTTTCGCCATCATCCCAAATAGTCAGGCCAATGCGGATTTCCCGGCCATTCGCGGTCTTCGTGCTCCAGTCGCTGGACAGGCCATCGCCGATTGAAACATAAGGAAAGGCCGCGCGCGGCGGTGGGCCGTCAAACACTCCGGTCAGTTCCTCGGCCAGCACCGGATGCGCCTCTACCGCCGCGACCAGCGCCGCCTGCACTATTTCCACAGCATCGCTCATCGCCCGAAATTCCTCAATTCAGGGTCATCGATCATCCGCACTTTCAACTGTGTGCCCGAAAGTTCGACGCCATCGGGCAGTGCCTTTATCTCCACCCCCGGCGGCACGGGCCGCGCCGCCAGCCGGGCGATCACGCGCATCAGCAACCGATCGGCGCGCTTACTCGCGGCGGCCTGTAACCTCTCAAACATCTAGCGTTTCTCCTCACAGGTCAAAACCATTTGGGCCGGATTGCGCGGATCACTGACCACGCCCCGCACGCCGAGGAAGCGCCCACGCCAGACCAGACGGGTCTTCAGGTCGATCCCCTCGCGCTTGCGCATCGTCACCTGCCAGCGGGGCATGGCGGACAGGCTGCCTGCGGCAGCCAAATCAGCCGGGATCAGCGGTGATACCGCAACCCAGGCCGCGCCGTCATAAGCATAAGCCCCGCTCGCCCCGCCCAGCGCATCGCGGTTCCCGAGGCGCCGTTCGATGGTGACACGCTCCCGTAGCGTGCCCGCAAATTCGGTCATTGTCTTTTCCTCGCAATCAGGAGAGCCGCATCCGCCGCCATGGCCGCAGCAGCGACCTTATCGCAGGAGGCGGCCCGGCATCGTCGGGGGCATCACGGTGCGCATGGAGATGCGCTGCGATCCGCAGAACCGCGAGGCTGATCGCCTCGGGCAAATCGGGCCAGCCAGGGACCAGCCCGGCACGATAGGCTATATCCACGCGACCAGCGGCGCCTGGATAGGGAATGCGGATCCAGCCATCGTGATGGCGGTTGATATCGAGTGCGTAACTATCGGGCGAAAGCAGAAAGGTTGCACCCTCCGCCGGGATACCCGTCACGCTCGCGACCGAACGCACCGGCGTTGCGCCAAGCCTTTGCCAGGCGGTTGTTACCGGCAAACGCTCAACCACATTGCGCTCGAGCAGCAACTGGCCGAGATAGCCCTCGGCATGGACCAAAGCCGCCGTAACCAGCGCGAGAATGCTTGCATCCTCCTCGTCGGTTTCGTGGCGCAAATAGGTCTTTGCCGCATCCACCGCGTCAACGGTGAGTGCGACCGGATGGGTCGTCAGCATTTGGCTTTCCTTAGGTTGTCCTCCCCGCCGACTTGCGATGAGGAAGTTTAGATTGTCCGCCGCCCCATGGCGGTCAGCGCAGCCTTCATTGTCACGGCCGAGGCCGCGACTTCGCTGCGGAATTGCAGCTGCACGGTGCCACCGGCCGAACCGATTGAGACGATCCAGCGGGCGGTAATCGTTACATTGCTGGCTGCCGCGCGAACGCCAGTCGTGGCGCCGGTTGTCGCATTGTCGACAATCTGTTCGGTCCCGCCCAGCCCGGTTGCCGAGACATTGTGGATCAATTGCCCCGCGACCGCCCCTGAAGGAATATCGAGCGCCAGCGCAATGCCGGTGGTCGTGGCCGCCGAAGTGAAGGCCCCAATCAGATCGACAAGATAAGTCGTATTGGCCGCGGCGGTGAAAGCCAGCCCGGTCACCGGCGCCAGCGTGCTTGTGCTGTTGGCAACATCCGCAGCCAGTTTCTGCCACGTCCAGGGATCGGCGCCGCCTCCGCCGGCCTCGCTCTGCTTGGCGAGCGGGCTATGAGCATTTGCTGCTGTGCCTACGGTCAGCCGCGCCTCATCGGTGATCAGATATACCTCGCCGTTTCGCAGACCATTGGCGGACGCTGCCGCATCGATCTGCGCCCGCGTGCCGCGTTTGTGGGTTAGCGATGGCATGTTTTTCTCCTTGAGCACCTCCTCTTTCGAGGAAAGGGTTTAGGGTTCAGAAGGTTCCGCAATCGACATCGCCAACGGCCAAGGAGACAAAGCCGTTACCTGCATCCTTGGTCCAGGCCATCGACACATTCATCCGCAACACGCCATCAGTGCCGTTGGTGCCCCACAAATAGCCAGAGGTTCCGCCCGCCACGACCGCTGTCTTTTCGTCAAGGTCAGATGCCGGAATGTTCAGCGCCGTTTTGAACGCGTTGACACTGATCTTGCCTTCCTTTTGCCCCGTCGCCGAAGCGTCGTGCAGGATCAGATAATCCGCCGCACCATCAACGGCGGCAACCGTCGCAAGATCATCGATCGGCGGAACAACCGGCAATTTGGACGTGGCGCCGGTCGCCACATGCAGCGTTCCGCGATCAGTGGTGAAATGGGCCTCGCCCGCCAGCATCGAAGCAGAGGGCAGGTTGGCCTTCAGGCCGCGTTTGAGTTGTATTCTGGGCATGTCTGTTCCTTAGTTGAAGGTGCCGCCGTCGATCACTTCGGCCACAGGCCCTTGCGGCCCTTCCGGCCCAGCCGGGCCCGGCGGACCGATGAGGGTTGGCACCGGCGAAGGCGGATTTGCTGCGGCAATTGCCGCAATGCTATCATCCGGCCCCCGCCAGCGCATAACGATGTCAGGTCCGGCCAGCCGCCATGTCAGCAGCATCATGGTGTCACCGACTGTCTAATGCGGATCGCGACCGGTTCGGTAACAATCACCCCGCTGCCCACCTCCAGCCGCGCGTCGGCCAGATAGGCACCCGCCACCAGGCTGGCAGAAGTTTCCGCCGGGATGGTCAAGGTCCATCCCGGCGGGATATCGCCCTGAGCGGCACGCG